CTTAATAACGCCGTATTTTGCACGCAGCACTTCTTCTTCTATGTAAGTCTTTGCGGTTTGGCTTAATAACTCCCCCTTTGTGCGGGGGTTAGTCATTATTTTGCCTATGGCAGAACATCGAATTTTGAAAGTTTTCATAAGGCGTTTAACATATCGGTTTGACCTTCGGTTAATTGAAATGAAGCCTCTAGCTTTTCGCGGGTGTATTCACCTTTTACGATAGCTTGCACCGCTGCGCTGAAACGTTTTTGGTCTATTGGCTTTTTCTTTGGTTCGTCTTTTACTTGTTCGCCGCTTGCGTCTGTGTCTTTATCCGTCACAAGTGCAAGGCAGCTTGCCAATGCGTAGCGACGAAAGTAGGTACAGCCCGAGCCGAAAGCTTGGTAGTCGTTTTGGCCTTTGAGGCTAACGCTAGGAATAGCAATTTTACTTTCTAGGGTTTCGCCCGTCTCAGCGTGAAAAATGATTGTTATTAAGTAATTTTCACCGTCTTTGGTGTCTAGCATTTGGGTAAAGCCTAGCCCGTGTTTTGCTAGTAGCGGGTTAATTACTTTAAAAATCGCGGGTAAGTCGCTATAAGAATAGCCAAACCCTTGCGTTCCTTTGTGAATTACTGGTACTTCTTGCTGAAAAGCCGCAAGCGCTTTGAATAAATGTTTCATAACTTGTTGTTTTTAAGTGTTAACTATATGCAAATATATAGATTATTTTAATTCATTGTACTTTTCTTTATATTTTTTTATCAATTCTTTGAGTTCTTCGACGTCCCAGCGTTTCTCTAAGTGTGCGCGTCCTTGTAATTCTATTAATTTGGCGGCGCCTATGCGTTGTTCTATGCCTATTTGGTAGTTCAAAAGATTGCCAGACAAAAAAGTGTTGCAGTGTTCGCATTGTAAATGCACGTTGTCTTCGTCAAACCTTACGTTTGAGTGGCCGCCTTGGCTATAATAGTGGCCCGCGTTCTTTTTCTTGGGCGGTTGGTTGCATGAAATGCAAGGTTTACCCTCGTCGCGTGTTCGTATATACGTATTGAAAACCTTTTGCGCGTCTTTAAGCCAGTCGCTGGTTGTCTTTAGTTCGCTTGTCCATTTCTTTTTGGTGTTTTTCCATGCCGAAGTCTTGACTTCTTCTACAAAAGCCTTAACGCATTCGTCTTTTAGGCAAAATTTATGGTTGAAACGTATGGGTTCGAACTTGTCTTTGCAGTTTTTACATCTCATCGAATATATTTTTTTGTATTCCTATTCCGTCTAATTTACTCCATTGATTGGCCATTGCTTCGGCTATTCCTTGGAACGTTTTACTTCTTAAAGTTCTTCTTTCTGCTGGTGTTTTAGCTTTTAATAATGCTTCGTAATACCAAAGCGCCTGGCGTTTCTTTTTACCCGTTTTTTTGTCTACCCATTCTTTCATTTCGCCTTTACCAACTATTTTAGTAGGTTTTAAACAAGGTAAGTTTTTAAGCCATAAACAAGTTGATTTGCTTGCTTCATCACCAAACTGCCATGGGTGTACAATTTGGTCGGGTTCGCGTATGTAGCTAGATATTACGCTTATTGGGTTTTCAATTGCAATTCGTTCTATTTTACAATCCATTAACCGGTGGACAAACTCTAAGCCGTCCATTTGGTTTTTGTAGCGTTCTTCGTTTCTAGTTCCGTCTTTATTGTACATCCAACCGGCGCCGCTTACTGCTAAAAAAGTGCATGGTGGGTGCGCAATCATTAAATCCCAACCCTTGTCAATAACTTCAAAAACGTCTTGTTTAAAATGCCATTCGGGGTGGCCACCACTACAAGGCAATAAGTCGCAACTATACGCATCATGTCCTAAAGCCCTAAAAGCTTTTGTTACAGCTTGGCTTTCCTCGCAAGCTATCAAAACCCTTAACTTTTTCATGGTTAAAAATTACTTGTTTGTATTTCCATTTCTAATTCTTTAACCCTTTGTAATAGGTCTATGTTTCGGCTAGCGAGAATTGTATTTTCTCTACTTATCGATACTGCGTGTTCGTGTAGTCTACTAAAAAACGAAATAGCCTCTAGCAATTCTTGTTCGCTTTTCTCAGCGCCTTGTATGTAGTCCTTTGCTTCGGGTCTTGTTTTTAGTATTTGTTCACGTGCGGTCTTTATTCTTTGCTGAATAGCCCAAAGGTTAGCCCGTGTTTTTATTATTTCTAGTCCTAGTTCCATTTTAAAAAGGTGTTTTTGTTTGGTGTTCTGGTTTGTAATAACTTCCCCTATTGGCGTAAACCCGGTTTCCTTTGTAGTCTAACATATAGTATTGGTAGCGGTCTACGTCTAGAAACATTTTGTAGATTCCGTTTTTTGATACGCCTTTAGGTTTACTCTTTGCTACTTTCAAATGTACTTCGTTTTTTTCAGCTCCCGTTCCGTCTCCATTTGCTAGTCCGTAAGGTGGTCGCCACGGAATTAATACGCTTAGACCTTTTCTAAACCATACTTGACCCCCAGCAAAGTCGCGCGCGCTAGGAATAGGGAAATAACTTACGTCGGTTCCCGCTATGGTTTTACTTGTTACCATTGGTTGGTCCCTTACGTGGTTTATAACGCAGTTGTGTCGGCCCGTTTTACGTGCGTTCTTGCGAACTTGTCCTAGTATTCTACTTAGATACTTGTCTTCGCGTCCTAGGTCGCTTTGTTGGTATTCTTCGCTTAACTCATTCCACGGGTCTATTGTAGTGGTATGTATTTTAATACCCTCTTTGCGTTCTATTTCGTCTACTAGGTCGTAAAACTTGGTTATGGTTAGGTCTTCGTCTATCGGATCAATTACAATAAAGTGTTCATTTACGAACATTTCCGCGCTTACTTGTTCGCCGTTGGTCATTGCGTTCTGGCCTTGCACGTATGGTTTGCCTATGTATTTATAGCAAAGTTCGGCGTATATTTCGGCAGCGCTGCCAGTTTCTGGGCTGAATACTACGTGTCGCCATCCATGTAAACACGAAAGGTTTATAAGAAACTCAAACCAAAGCTCAGTTTTACCGCTTGCGGGTGCTGAGCCTATGTAAGTAGTACAACCCTCTTTGATTGTAAAGGGTAACATATCCCAATCCCAGCCTATGCTTTTACCTTTTACGTCTTTTTGTAGGCGTATTTCGAACATTTCCGAATTTAAGTTTTGTAGTCTAGTGTACATTTATTCCCAAATTGGTGCTGGTTGTTTGTATATAGGTTTACTTGCGTCTACTTGCTTTTGTTTCCAACGCTTTAGGCGTAGTTCTAAGTTAAAGCTAGTTTGCTTTTCAAAGCGCATCTTTTTGTCTTTAGGTCCGTGTTCTGTCCAGTATTCGTAAAACTGCCTAATCATTTCTTTTCCGTACAATTCTACAAAAGGAACTAGACTAGAAGCAAACGTTTGTTTGCGCTCTTTTATACTATCTATTTCTTTATCTTTATCTACTTCTTTAATGCTAGAGCCTTGCTTAAGCGTTGCTTTAGCCTTGCTTAAGCCACCCTTGCGCCCCGACTCGCTGAGTTTCAAGCGTTTAGCGGTTATTTCTTTACGCTCTAAATCCAAAAACGAAATTACTAAATTATTTTTTTTCGTCTTTAAATAATTTTTTGCTATCAATTTTTCAATTAATTCTGCATTTCTTAAGCGCAGCTTTGCTTCTTCTATGGTAAGGCAATTATTTCTATTCCAGTACTCCGCGCACACGCTAATAAAAGCGCCTTGCAACTCAAAACTTTCGTAGCTGATATTTCCCGTTATCCATTCGGTAGCGTTAAATTTAAAGAATGGTAGTTCTTTGCTCATTGGTTAATGTTTAGGCAACAAAAAAGCCTCATAAATCCGTAGGGTCTCACGTCTACTTCATTATAAGGCTTAAATAATTCCTTTGGGTTCTATGGTGTGAGACCGAACCATGTACAAATATAACGTATTAACTCGAAATAAGTTGCGCGTCGTTTGTAATTTCTTCGTAAAAACCCATTTTAACCCGTCTTTGTACACGTTTAAACGCTTGTAAATTATGCGCCTTTAGTATGTCAACCTTAATGTCGTAGTCTTTTTGCGTCTTAAACACTTTAGAAATGTCGGGTAACTCTGCGCCGTCTAAGTAGGCTTGAAGCGCGCACGTCTCGGCTAAGTAGTCAACGTCGCGGTAACTAGTTAAGTCTTTATGAACGCGCAACCCGTGTAAAATTGTAGCATGGTTCTTGTCAAAAATACGGCCTATGTCCGAAAGGCTAAGCCCACACGTGCGAAATTCGTTGTAAAGGTAATAACGTTTAAAAAGTACGTCGCGGCGTCTAGACTTGTCAAGTAGTCCGTATTTTTCGATGAGTTCGTTTATTAGTGCTAGTCTGTTCATATTTGCTCTACTTTAAATTTTCCTTGTTCGTAATTTCCTGTTGCTAGTAAATCATGCTTTTTCCAATATGCTAGGCTTTGAGAATTTAAAACCCAGCTTTCGAC